TGCTGCGTTGCCAGGTATGTAAACATACTTGGCACCTGTCGCGCCGTACTGAAACGCTGGTTTACCGTTTTTTGTAGTGCGGTGAAGTGGCATGATGCAAACGCTCTGCAATCAGGGTACAATAATTCGGGTTCAGTTCGATGCCAACTGCTTTTCGGCCGGTCTGGGCTGCCGTCGCCAAAGTGGTACCGCTGCCGGCGAAAGGGTCAAGTACCAAGTCGCCAGGGCGGCTGCCAGCAAGGATGCAAGGTGACGCATTCGTCTTGGAAGTAAGGTATAATCATTGCAGCAGTGGCCCCACGTCACGGCCGCCATCAATCAAATAACGTGTGGGACCGCGCTTCTCGGCGTCACTTCGCAGCTTGACGTTCATACGCCAAGTGATGCCATATTTTGAGTTGACCCCGTGAAGCCATTGACACGGTTCTCGATATCCACTGAGGCTGTTGTAGGCAAAGGCATCAGTGCCGATCCATGAACCGTTAATCAGTAACTCACCGTCCACATCTGACAGAACACTGGCCGCGTGATGATGACCAACACAAAAATAGCGGCAGCGCTGAGCATCAGCCGCCGCGCCCAGAGCAATCAAGCCCTTTTGTCGGCGAACCATTCCATACCAGGGAATACCCAAATTGGAGCGAACATCGTCCCCGTGTGCCACATTGAAGCCAACGCCGTTGATGTTGACATTGGCGCTCCAGGCATCAGGAATCTGGAAATGGACATTCGACATTCCCCGGCAATGAAGACGCGCTACCTCCGCAATTAGGTAATCGAAATTGTCATGCGCACCGCCGTAGTCTTTTTTAGGCGTCCGCCGGCCATGATTACCGGACAGGTAGAGGACGTTCACCTGCTCGAAGTGTGGAGCTAAGTCACGATACATCAAGGCATGAAGCTGCCCAACAGCTAGGCAGTTACGAAACTGATTGCGATAATAGGACCGCTCACACGCTTTGTGGATTTCGCCACTGGTGAAATCACCGTAGGCGAGCACCCACAACACAGGGAAATAGAACTTGGGCGCGAGCGTGTCTTGCGTCCACTCAATCACAGTATTGACGTAACGTTCAGCCCGACAACAAGAGATAGGAAAGTTGTAGTCTTCCAGCCCGCCGACCTCCTCGGGCCGCACAACCTGGTCATGATGGCCGTCCGACAAATGCATGACGCAGTGTTCAACAATTTGAGCCTTGCGGCGATACTCAAAAACCGGCGGCAGCGCCGCAAACGGCTTGATTCGCTGATCCATTTCCGCCACGATTGCTTTAAATAAGCCGGCAATCTTGGCACCAGCTTTAACCTTTTGCCGCTCCCGATTCCGTTCCTCCGTCAAATGAACAATCTCGGCCTCCAGCTCCAAGATTCGTTTATCAGTCGGATCATAGTCCGAAACCGGCTTATGCTGCCCGCCAGCGCGCTTCGGTGTCGGCTTGCCCGCTGGCCAGGGAACATCCTTATGAACCCGTCCTGTGGCGATGTCTGAAACAATAGAGCGGCTGACGCCGAAGAGTTTCGCCACATTAGGCTGTGACATACCTTCAGCCAAGTTGGCCTTGAGTTCCATCACTCTTTGTTTACTGAGCTTTCGCATTGTTATCCTTCTGATTAGTTAAATGTTCAGCTCGCCTTCTTGAAATTGCGCTTCCAACTATTCGGTTGACTCCTTGTTAATTCTGCTAAGCAGCCCGCAAAGCAGCCCACAAAGAGCAGAACGCATACGCTGCCGCCAAAGGAACCACGCCGTTGCCGAGAAGTCGAAGCCAGTCCGCCCGGACATCGGCCACCCCATCAGCCACGAGGCGAAACGAGGATTGAGCCGGGGCAAATGTGTCGTCGATGTCGAGCACTCGTTGCCATGCGTTGATCTCGTCGGGGCCGGGTGGAAACAATGGCAGACGTAATTCGCCAGTTGTTGCCCTCGTTTCACCTTGTTTCGCCGCTGCTGAGAATCTATGCTGTTTGGAGTCCGAAAATCGCGTGCAGTCGGTGTTGGCCAAAGCCGATGCCACATAATCGCTTGCTGCTTGAGGCCGTATTGCATCAGTCGGCCGGTCTGCGGGTCGTAGTTGCAACCCACGCGCACGAGGTGGGATGCTGAGCATCCGGCGTGTTCGCGTGTGGTGGGTGTTCGCCAGTGCGAGGATAAACAATCTTTCGCGGATGTGGCTAGCACCTGTTTCTTCCGCGCTAAACAGGCCCGCCGCAATCTTGTAGCCCAAATCTTCAAGGTCTTCGGCAACCTCGCTGAATCCGAGGCTGAGGTGGCCGGACACGTTCTCGAAAAAACACACTGTTGGTTCCACTTCGCCAACAACGCGAGCGACGTGAGGCCACAAGTAGCGAGGATCTTCTTTTCCATGTCGCCGACCGGCTTTGCTGAACGGCTGACAAGGGTATCCCGCAGTGAGGCAATCCACGACTCCACGCCACGGCTTGCCATCAAAGGTTCGTAAATCCGTCCACACAGGCGCGGGAGCCAAGCAACCCGCCTCCATCGCCGTCGCCAAGTAATCGATGGCGAAAGCCTCGCATTCCACGTAACAGACTGTGCGAGCGCTTCCCAAAGCCAACTCGATACCGAGGTCGAGGCCGGCACCGCCGGAGCACAGGGAAAGGATGTTGGCAGTATCCACATCGTTTACACACTCGGTGCCTCGCAGCATTGTTTGGCGGCAACCATTTCGCAGCGTTGATTGGCAGCAACCGCATCATCAGCAAGAATCTCGCAGCCTTGAAACCGTCGACCTAACTTCAAAGCCACAAGGCCAGTTGTACCAAAGCCAGCGAAAGGGTCTACCACTAGATCATCAGGATTCGAGTGAGTTTCCACCAACCGTGCAATCAACGGTTCAGGCTTCTGGCAGGCTCGTTCCGGTTTAAACAGTTCCGAGATGTCAGACCAGACGTTCGTGACTCGTTTATATTCACTCTTGGCTGGATACTTTGGATTGAAGCCAGCATAACCTCGCTTCTCAGCCAAGTACGGAATGTTAAATGTGTACTGATTTGAACTTGTATACCAGAGAATTTCTTCGCGGCAAAAAAGATAGTCATTGCATTTTCCATAGGCTCGCCGCTTGCCCCACGTAATCCAATTTCGATAGATATACGACCCGCGGGCTTCCAGTTGCTCCATGACTTTCAACAGCGGTCGCTGTCCATGCTTGCCGATGCCGCCGAAGAATACAAGCGATCCTGTGTCTCGCAGTTTAAGCCGCGCGGTCTCGAAGATTCCAGTCAGCCAGTTCACAAAGGCTTCGACCGTGGGCCACTGATTATCCCATGCATTGTTGACGATGCCGTAGTAAGGAGGATCAGTTAGTACCAGGTCCACAGACCTGTCTGGTAGACTTTCTAAGAAACAACGCGCATCTTGTGCTGTAATATAAGACATATTTGCTTCCATCTAGTGGTGAATCAGCAAGGCTTACTTTATCCAACCGAGGTGGCGGATGAATGGTTCCACGTAGCTACGAGCAGCATCGAAATTGAAACTCACTGGCTCCTCGTCAACTCGACTAATGGATAGGACACCCTGATCTTCCACTGGAATCTTGTCGATCTCTTTCAAGGTAGGCATCGGAGCGTTGGGGTCCACCGCCCATTCAATCTTGGCAGCCGCCGCAAATGCATGAATACGCCGCACTGGAACAATGAAATTGAACCCTTGCAACTGTTTCACACCCTGGGTCAGCATCCCGATGTACTCACCGGTTTCTTTCAGGTAAATGCCACCACCCGAGCTGCCAGGAAAAGCGACCGCTGTAACTTGATCGAAAACCTTGACATTGGCACCTTTCATTTCCAAGGTCCGACCAGTCTGGCTCAAGACGCCCGTGGTGTAACTGTTGGCTCCAAACTGACCAAGCAAGCTACCGCAGTGACTTAATTCGACGCCAATAGGCGGAATGTAGTTTATGTCCGTCTTGAATCGGGCGCTGGTTTTCATCGGGTAAGCGTTCAATTGACGAACCATCAAAAGCGCCAAGTCTTCACCGTAGTCGGCGTCACTAAACTTAATGACTTTAGCGTCCAGAGTCATTTCACCCACGCGCCGTCCGTTTTGATGCCGCTCCTGAACGATTCTGGCATCCTTGAACTCCACAAGTAGACGTGTACTACCGTCTGCATTGATGACCTTGCGCACAGTACGAAGGTTGTCAACGACATGGCCCGCCGTCCAGACAAAAGAAACAGTGTCATCACCAGTTTTACGTGTAATAAGGGTACCGGAGCCTTGCGTATCACCGGAGCGAATGGTGACGCTGATGTCTTGCAGATAGTCAGGCACCGACTGCGAGGGTACGGGCGTGGCCGCGAATGCGGAACCCACGGTAAGAACCAACACGGTCGCGACCAACAACACGTACTTCATGGCTACAGACTCCAAAATAAAAGAACAGGGGACAGGAACAGAGACAGGGAACCAAGATTTTCAACAAACGACTCAATCGCTGCAGACGACTCAATCGCTGCAGACGACTCAATCGCTGCAGACGATTTAATCATCACGAATGCAGATGATTTCGCTTTCTACTTGACTCTCATACTGTGGACACAAACGACACAAAACGGCGGCATGTAACAAATCAACAATGGCTTCAGCATCGCAATCTTCATTGCTGATAGCGACATGAACCACGACGCGCGGGTCACCATCAAGCACTTCGATTTTAACCGAATCCGGTTCACCGAGACGAGTGCTTCGCAAAGCCATTAAAATGTCTTTCCGCAAGGAATTCCTGCGCCGTTCCCATTTACCTGCATACAACAGGATGTCAAACATGACGCAGATCATGGGACGACTTCTTCTATGATCCGCTCACTACCCTCACCGGTGTCATTCCAATCCACGCCTTTAAGGATTTCACCCAGTGTCATTAGCTCCAATTTGCGGTTAGCACGAATCACCTCCAACACACGCTCGTCACTGGGCAAATGAATCAGGTCCACAATGGTGCAACCTAAGTTTTCATCCATACCCTTACGATGAATACGAGCCTCCGACTGGATGCGATACTCAGGCTTCCACGAGTTGGACCAATACACCGCCATGCGAGCTTCCACGAGGGTTAGCGACATCCCACCAGACTCAGGATTCGCTACGAAGGCGACTTTGCCGTGGTCCGCATTAGACCAATAATCTAGCGGCTCCTCATCTGTAATAACCCGCCCCTCGGGGCTGTTCGGAGTGGCGGCGAAAACTCGAAAATCGCCTTGGTCGCACCGCACTACGCTCCATTTCTCACTGAGGCACAGCCTGACAATACGATCCACTGACCCAGTGAAGCCGGCAAATATGACGATACGTCCAACCTCTTCATTCTCCTCCAAAAGAGCTTTGAGGGCCGCATCCTTTGGGCACGGATACTCATGGGCGACACGAATGATTTTGGTGGTCTCGCGCGTGCCACCGCACACGGGACAGGGCACAATACTTTTCACTAAACGTGCCACTAACTCAGGTTTCAACATGGACACATCGGAGTATGTCCTGTCCGGTTCATTCGGGTCTGACCATTCAGCCACAGTGCCATCTGTGCAGTGTGTACAAGGCACCATGCCATCCGGGATTTCGCGGTATTGGAAGCCGTCGCTTAACTCTCTTAATAGAGTCATGCCGACAATAGCACTGGACACGGAATTGGCAATCGCTTGGGCTGCGCGCATCGTACTCGGCGTCGGCTTGCAAATGATCTTGCGATATCGTTTCTCGGGCAACTGCAAGCAGTCCTTCTTATGCTTAACGACCACCAACCCCTTGAGTCGTTCGTACAAATAGGATACCTCATTTTTGGCCGCCGTGAAGGGATGGTAGTCATCCGGGTCATCATCCGGCAGGTGTGGCCCTTCTTCGCAAAGTAAACCACATTTTGCGCACTTCTGTTCGCTATCCTTCCAGCCAAGACGCTTCTTAAACGGATGACCAGCGTAATTCTGTAGGACCATGAAGGCTAACCGCTCCGTCATCGCATTAGGGCTTCCCTCCCTAAGAAAACCAGGCCACGCAATTTCACACAAACTCCACCAATCAACAGGTGACTTGGGCGACGGCGTGCCGCTCATTTCAATCACGTAGCCCTTCTCCAGGCCGTGTGTCTCGCGAATCAAATCCGCAAGTTTCTGGCAAGCCTGAGATCGCTGCGCCGTGCTGTTTTTGCAACGGCTTGCTTCGTCAATAATGAAGCCAAAGGGAACCGGCTGGGTGCCATTCCACTCATCCATCACGCCAACAAGTCCCTCGTAAGTGAAAAACTCCACCTGGATTTTATGAGCCGGAAAATCCCACAATCGCAGCTCCCGTTGAATGTTGGGCAGACTTGTCTTTGGTCCGACCCACCACCACACAGGCGCACCGGACAATTCCATGACCATCTGGGCAGCCAGTGTTTTGCCCGTACCCATTTCTGCCGCAAAAATCTGGTAATGATACGTCAGGCCAGCATCCGACAAGTCAGCTTGGTGCGGCATGTATGTTGCCGGCGTACCGTTGCGAAACAGCGGACGGTAGGAATGACGGATCAAAGGACGGTCGAACCAAGCGTAAACATCCTCGCCGCACAACCAACGAAGTTGAAAACGATTGCGCTGATTATCGTCCACCGACCAGATCTTCTTGCCGGCATAGCGACCCTCATTCTGAAATTGGTGCCAGCGAGAGCCGCTCATCGCCTTGATCTCGTCTTTCAACGAGAACGGCGACTTGAGAAAATAGATGCGCCCGTCCGCATATTCCAAGGTCGCAGAAACACGAATTAGCGTGCCACTTGACGTGCGAGTCGTCATCTTTACCTCTTCAATGGTCATGTCATTCCTCGCACCATTCCTCGCGGCGTTTACACGCTTTTTTCACATTGTGGCTTGGGAGATTCGTGCCTTAGCAATTTCGCAGTTGTGGGCATCCAATTCCACGCCAATGCATGGGCGGCCGAGTTTCTTGGCGGCAATTAGAGTCGTTCCACTGCCAGCAAAAGGATCAAGAATAACGCCACCAGTCGGCGTCGACAGAAGTGTAAGCAAATATTCCATGAGAGCCAAGGGTTTGACCGTAGGATGGTCATTCTTCATCCCTTTGGGATTTCGTTCACGACGACCTGCCTTACTACAGTAAAAGAAACGACTGACCCCACCCGAGTTATTACCGATCTGCACATTGCCAGTTTGTACCTCATCAGCACGGCCCCTAGTAAGTGTGCCCGTCTGCTTGTCCAACGACACAGCGGCTTCATCATCCAAAAGCACATTCGTCGGCCAGCGGCCTAAAGCCTCGCCCGGTCGCCGATCGTTGTAGCCATTGCGGCTCGGAACACTCCAGCCATTGTAATTGCCGACCGGCACCTTCCCTTCTCGTCGCTGTTGACTAGGACTGCCGCCATCGCACGCAATCCGTGTAGCATCAATATTCAAGCCAGCTACACCCCAAGTCAGGGCGTTGTGAGCAATTGTGCCATCCATTGGCTTCATTGCTAATACGATGGGTTCCCAAGCAGGCTTCAATGCCATCGCAAACCCCGTGAATCGAGTAGCCTCGGGAGTCGCCGGAGCAGTAATCTGTGAGGCCCGCAACCGTGCATCAGTACCCGGCGCATGAAGACCCTTGCCGCCACCGTAACAACTACCACCCCTGTTTTCATGCAAATGATAACCAGGGCGATCAAGTTTGGAACCCACAACCTCCCGTTTAGCCCCTTTCGACTTGTCAATCATCTTGCCAATGTCACCGCACTTAGGCATTCCCTGGCCATAGAGCCACATCAGACAATCACGAATCTCCCACCCCGCATCCTCGATCGCGCTGACGAGTCGGTGCCACGTCCGCGTGCCACCAAAAGCCAACAGCAAAGCGCCGGGCTTACACACGGTGGCAATCGTTTTCCAGTAGGTCGGGCCGGGAACATTGAAATCCCAGTCCTTCTCCATGAACCCTAAGCCATACGGCGGGTCAGTAACAACAAAATCCACTGTGTTTGGCTGCACTACTTGGAGAAGGACTTCCCGCAGATCACCGTGGTAGAGCGTGATATTATCAGCACAATAATAAGGTTTTGCCATCTATTAACCAGTGAAAAGGTTCTTCTCGCCTCAAGTTCGCGTTAATAAAAACGATGGCGATATTACCAATTCGAGAAACGCAGGTGAAAATGGCGCACTACCCGCGTTTATTTTCCAGGACGAAGGTGTAGTCCCCAGCCTGACGAACCTGAAAATCACCCCAAACATTCAATCCAGCAGCCATGAACCAACCATGCAGCTTGTTGAAACAATGCCGAACAGGAGGTTCCACATCCTTATGGCAACCCGATACAACTGCATCTCGCCACTGTGCCAACGTGCCCGTAACCACTGCAATCTGCACACCTCGCACATTTGTTTCTGCCGTTACAAACGGCATTCCCGCACAGTGCTGCAAGATGTCTAGCAAATCCCGGTCATCCGCGCCAATGAAGGCACTGAACGAAGCATGGGGCAACAAGTAAGTCGACAGACCGACGCCAACCTTTGCATTCCGCAAGGATGCAAGACAGCTAAGAAACCTCTCCGCATCCGACAACTCCCTCCGAGAAGCGTCGGCTGCTTCCGCCGGATTTCGCCCCGTAACCTGACGAACCAAGCCGATGAAGGTGCGAAAATCTACAGAGGGTTGCGTTATCAGGATTGCTTCGGGGTTCACAGTCTACAGAACCTCAACGGTGATACGCAGTTTCATGTTATCGCGAGTGATGTCTGGCTCATCCGCTGCCGGCCGCAATCCCTGAGCGCGCAGGTCCGCCAGTCGTTTATACACGGCGTCAAACTCAGTCTGATTCGGAAAGTCAAGCTGCCGCGCAATGTACGATTCCAGTCGTTCCTGCGTCATTAACTCTTGGGGCACCGAACCATCGGCTGTGACGACAGCGGCGTCATCATCAGCCGTCTGCACAAGAACATGGCGTGTCTGATCTTCGCCGGAGAAATAGGCTAGCGTAATGCCACCCTCAATCACAAAACTCTTCACTGCCATCGTCGGTCTCTCAAACCAAGGGTTAAAACAAGGGTTAAAACAAGCCGACACCTCCGGGACTCGAACCCGGACCTCCAGGCGAGCGGCCTGGCGTGCTGCTTACACCGCGTGCTGTTTACACCAAGGTGTCAGGAACCCTGCCGGGGCCTCGCGGCAAGTCCAGCAGGGAGCAAATGACTTATCACGAAGGGTGTGCTTGTGGCAGAGGCCCAATAGGTAATTAGCGGGCGCGCGCCGGCTTCGTCTCTTCGACCCGCTCGACGCCATTATCCTTCACGGTCAGGAACCGCTCCATTTCGCGGCGAATCACATCCATACTCGGCATCTTCGTGAAGGGCGTGAAGCACTTCACGACCACCGGAACGTGCCACGAGCCGCGCCTGTTCTCGGCGATCTTAACCTTAAGCGTCACAGGAATCGGATCATGAGGTTTCAAATCGCCCACATCATGGCCGGCCGCCGCCTTGGCATCAATGTCCGCCTGACTAAGCGGCAAGAAGGGAAAGAGCTTCTTTGCCTCGATGCGGTTCGACT